TATTTGATATTGTTCTACTAGATCTGCTGGCACAGTTGTATCAAATTCTGCTCGATTAAACTGACTCCAACAAATATGTTCCCACCAGGCTGTACGGTCTGGTAATTTATTTATAGCCAAATTCTCAATGCCGCCCATGAGCAAGGTAGTCATGCTGGCATCTGTGGTATAAGCGGGTACTCCCAACAAACAGGCTTCAACGCAGGCCATGGTGCGTTCTCCAACCACAGCTCTAGCACCTGCTAATTGTTCCACGTACCTGGGCCAACGATTATCTTTTGCACCGGTTTTCTTACGCCACTGTATTTCGCCAGACCAATACGGCCGTATAGACGCGGTTAGTCTGGTTCTAAATTGATCTAAATTTTCGCCAGTGCGTTCTTGTAGTACCACTTCCACAGGCTGAATACCTACGACATAGCCATCGGTACGCAGTTGCCATGGTTGTTGTGCTGGCGTTGGAAACAGGTGTGCTCGGCTGTGTGGCACAGGACGCATGGTCATGTTATGATGACCATTGTATGTTACTCTGCGAGTTTCTCTACGTGGAGTGTCTGGTCCCCAATATCCATATTCAATTTCTATGTAGGGTCGCCCTTCGGCTATGTATTTTTTAAGCGGACTCCACCACGGAGCATAATGAGTAGCTATTAAAACATAATCATCTGGAATGTCAGCTACCCGATCAAATACTTTGAGTCCTCGTTGTCGCCATGGCTGTAAAGTCCATCCAGCATGATCGCCTGGCATGTCCAGAGCATAAGCATATTTCATCGTTCTAGTATGAGTCTAAGCTCAGGCTTGCCTGGTGCAAATTCTACCACTTGGTCATAGACAACACAACAGTCAGAGAAACATTCAGCCACACGTTCACGCCACCATGCCGGTGGTTCAATAATCAAGTGTGCGTTACGGCCATCAGGCAGACTTTTTTTAGCCGGATAGCAAGCAATGATCAACCAAGCACTACGAGAAAACAAAGCATTCATCTGTCGTAGACTTTGATCTAAGAATTCTGGCTCAAAATGTTCTATTACATCGTTGCTGATCAAACAATCATACTGATCCAAAGGAATGCGTTCAAATTCAGGAACGCCAGGATCATACCCATCGATTACTTGAATCTCTGGAAAATCTTCTCGCAGTTGTTCTACTAATCGACCCTTGGCACAACCGTAATCCAGAATACTCTCTGGTTGATATTTTTTAACAAAATCTCGCACAGGATCGTACTTGACAAGTAGACCCTTGAACTTGTTTTCTTTTTGTAGCTGCTTTAAATTTTGTTGGTATTCGGGCGTGATTAATGTCATTGCTGGCCTAGCCAAGTAAGGCTTTTATCTATCCAGGGCACCAATAAATCTTGCTGTCTAAGATGTCCGTGTGCCTGTATGCTTTGGTCTGCACTTTCAGGTAACAACTCTAATTCACTCAGCTGATACCATGTGGTTGTTTTGGGGTCCATGGGTGCGTGTTTGCTTTTGTAAACTATGGCGGTGAGCCAGGAATCTGTTGTCTGTTTTAAAAAGAATCCTTCTCTACAATCCCAACCCGTGACCGACAGCATATGAATTAAACTAACAATGGTATGGTGATAGTAACAACCGCTGGGTTGATGGAATGATTCTTTTCGTTGTTGGAACAAGGTTGTTTGCGGTAGTGTGATGGCCAGCATACCGCCTGTGCTGGTCATGTTCCACCATTGAGCTAATGTTCCAAGAGGATCCGTACAGTATTGAAATGCATCATGGCACCATAACACATCAAAGGCTTTTGACGCAGTATTAGGAGCATGTATATTTTTTTCAAAGTCTGTTCTTTGATAGGTAATGTTAGGATATTTTCTTGCTATACCCGGTGTGTCAATTAGATCAACGCCAACACATTGTATGTTTAACGGTTCTGGAACATCATCACGTGTGGTTCTTGTAGCCCACCATTCTAAATCTTCACCAGAGCCACACCCAAGATCTACCAACGTTTGAATACTAGCCATAAAGTCGTCATACTCGTAAAGAGCGTCAAGCACTCGTAAACTGTGTTTGTGACTGTCGCCAGGATGTATAAATTTCATAATTGTATATCTTCCATACCAGCAGTACGTAATCTAACAACGTGGCCACTCATCCAGCTCTTGCTGTCTAAGCCTTTCATAATACCCAACCAACGATTACGCAACAAAGCCACCTCGTTGATAATAGTTTCAAAGTCAATGACTTCGTCCTCACCATCCACATACTTCTCGGCGTCGCGACTGGTTAACGCACGAGCATATCCTTCAAGATATTTTTGAAAATGCTTGCGTCGTATTTTTCGCAGTTGAATGTTAAGATGATTTAGAATTGCTTCAATTTCTTGGAGTTGATTAAATCTATGTTCTGTAATTCCAGGTAATTCTTTGATGCTACGCTCGATTAACCCGCCAAGGCGAACGTCACGTTTAGCATCGTCTAGCTCATGCTCATAATATGCTATAAAGTCTGGAATATTACCTAGGTCAGCTACTACTTTACTATACCACATTTTCTAATTCCTTTACTAGCCACGGAAATGTTTCTTTCCAATCGAGATTACGTCTACGATCTATTTCGTCTAAAAACACCACCAATTGATTTATTTTTTCTTGATTTTGCTGGCCAGAATTTATTTGCAATTGTATTCCTTGCATGTATTTTTTAGCCTGTTGTTGTTGCCACGTATCGTTGGGCATAACAGATAAAATCTTTTCAAAGTCTTGATCAAAAAATCCAGGTCCAAAAATTTCTGGATGTAAAAAATCATAAGTCATCACTGTGGTTGAAAAATAATGTCCAATTTCTCTATCAGTGCGTAACAAATTTATATATTGTAACAAGTCTGGCACTGTTTTAATAGTAAGACCGGACAAAGTCTGATTGATATTTAAAGTTATCCAAGGTTGTTCAACTAGATATTCAAAATTACTTCGCCATTGGTCAAGATCCAGGCCAAATCTCACATACTCTTGTTCTGGACCAAAACAATCAATACTGACTGTGAGATCAAATCGTTTAATTCGTCCTTGCAAAACTATTTGATGTATGCGGTCAATTATCTTGACCAAACGATTGTGTGGAGTTTTTAAATTGGTAACAACGTTAAATTCCAACTCTGGATTTTCATGCGTTTCCAACAGTTCCAAACAGCGGTCAAATTGCGGTTGATAAAAGGGTTCTCCACCCAAGACATGAAACCTACCCAAGGTCTTGTAGTTTGTGCTCATCCATGACCAAAATTTGTCAGACAATGTATCAAAGTCTTTAGCTTTTTCTGCTCGGTTATCAATTACCACACCTTGTTTTTCAAAGCGTCCAAATTGAATATTTTCCTGTTGAATGCGGCTGCTAAATCCGTCCCAACAATAAATGCAACTCATGTTACACACATTGTCAAGATATACTTCAACAATGGTAGGTGTTACATTTACAGCAGTAGGATTGTCAAACAGCTCAGGCGGAACTTGATCTGGAATAGCAAGATGAAACAGCCGATCACTAGATCCACCGGCTGTTTCAATATTTTTGCAATACTCGCAGCCACCAGTTGGCCATTGCCCTTGTAACATAAGAGTTCTATCTGCTAATTTTTTTGGTGTATTATGAAAAGTATCAAATGTTTCGGCCGACACTACATCACCATCGACTCTATGACATGAGCTAGTAAGCCCGTTGTAGAGTCGAATAGTATTCCAATTCCATTTTAACTTGCAAGCAGTTTCAGTTTTGATTGGAAAAAATTTATTAGACATTAATAGTCGTCGTCTTCCTCAAAATCATCGTAGTTGTCATCTTCTTCTTCATCTTCTTCGTCATCGGCGTGATCTTTAAGATAACTTGCTAGAGCGGCCTTGACTCCAGAGTCGTTTTTAAACACACTTTTGATGTCAGCAGCATCACAATCGTTATCAATTAACACTGAAACTAGTGTTTCTGCGGCTTCATCGCGATCTTGCGGGTTAACATAACGTTTAAGTTCGTCCCAAATTTCTTTGCTTAATTCTACTGACATCTATTATTCCTCCGTGGCTGTTTCTTCAGTACTTACCGTTTTTTGATTGTTAAAGTCGGTCATGAGTTTGTCTAAACACCCGCCTTCATTGGCTTCCCACTTTTTACGGAACTGTTTGATTACTTCGCCATCACTAGTCACAAACGCTAGACTGTTGCCTTCTTTCTTGAGCAGGCCACGTTTCTCAGCCATGTCTACCATGCCTGAGTAGGGATTCATACCTGTTTCATACGGAATCTTAACTTGCACACCTTCAAACGGTTTGGCATAACGAGTTTTCATAACCTTACAGCCAGCACGGATACCCATAACGTCAGTGATCTTGTTGCCATCCTCATCTTCTTTCAGCTTCATTTTCTTCATGGCAACCACGATACTTGACGCATAGATAAAGCCCTGACCACCTGAGATCTTGTCGTCTGGATCAAACATGTCTTGACTTGCGTAGGTATGGTTTGTACACACTAGACCCACATTGTAACTACCAAACATGTTTACGCAGTTACGAACCAATGCTGTAAGTGCTTTGGGTTTACGACCCAAGTCACCTTTCATTTCACCTGCATCAAACTGATTGACGTCAGTTGGTGTAAGCAACATGCCCAACGAGTCAATAACAAATAAAACCTTAGGACGTTCGCCGTCTGGAAGTGCTTTGTAGTCACTCATAAATGTGCTAATTGTCTTGGCCACATCATCAATCATGGCCATACTCAATTTAAGCAATTTACTATCGCTGGTATCAACACCTAACGCTTTAAGCCAATCCTCATCCAGTGCATTTTCACTGTCAATCAAGATGACAAAAATACCTTGCTCCTGTGCGTTTTTAATAATGTTACCTGAGCAGAAATAACTTTTACCCGCACCAGATTCGCCGGCAAACACTGTTACTTTACCTAAAGGAATGCCTTTGTTAAAATCGCCGCTGATCAAATAGTTTAGTGCAAAGTTGCCTGTGCTGATCCAATCAGTAGGATCGTTAAATCCAATACTAAGTCCGTCAATGCTCTTAGTGATATCCTTGCGGAACTTTGATACGTCAAATGGTTTTGCCATGATTACTTTCCTTCTTTAAGTTTGTATAATTCTGTAAAAATCTTACTGCTGTCTACTCCACGCCGCTGATCCATTACGGTCAACTTTTCAAACGATCCTGCTAAATTTTGGTCAATTGGTTGTTCTATATAGTGTAGCATATTGCAATAACTATCCTCGAGAAGATATCCAGGCCGCTCATTAATTTTAGATTCCAACTTAGTCTTTAATAAGTTTAACACATTTTCTGGTAAATGTCTAATGTTTAGGTATTCTGGAGTTAGCAATGCTCCAATAACAAAGCTGTTGTTATGGAATCCCAGACTTTTTAGGTAATCTACACACCCAAACACCGTATCATAATTTAATAAAAACCATAACATATTAAAACTTATTTTGTGGTCTAATTTTCTGATTGTGTTTAAATTATCTAAAAAATCAGACCATTGACCACCAAATCGAATATATTCAAATTCTTCTTCTACAGTTTCTACACTCACAGTCCAGTGAACATTTTTAAAACCGCATACAGTATCAAACACCCCTGTGTCAACCTTACTAAGATTAGTGTTTATCCTGAGATTAACCTCAGGGTTTAATTCTTTGAGCAACTCTAAATTTTCTTTCATCAACAACGGTTCGCCGCCGGCTAGATAAACATGTTTGAGATTTTTAGCATGACGATAAATGTATTCTTTAAAGTTGGTCAACTGATTCTCAGAAGGCGTTTTAATTTGGACATTTAATTCATTGGCCCAGCGACTGCTAAACTCTGGACTGCAATATACACAGGCAAAATTACACAAATTAGTCCAACGCACATCAATGGTTTGAAGATCAAAGTTATTAACTTGATATGTATCTAGCGGCGTTTTTTTAAATTCTCGTATGTAAAAAATTCTATCGCTGATAATATCGAGACCTTTTTTACCATGTTCTAAATCGTAACAGGTATGACATCCGGCAGCCGGTTTGTTATTGGTTATATTTGTTTGTTTGGTTACGTTTGTATTACCTAGTAATATTTCTTCAATAGGTATATCTTTAATATTGCCTAGTAAGCCAGTTTTTTCATCACTGCGAATACAATTTTTAACTTTACCATCTGAGTTATACATTAGTCCTGTCCACGGCATAGGACAAAAATGTTGATTTGTTAGGATATCTTTTGGCGTCATAAATTCTGTGGCCCCAAGGATATGTCTGGAACTGACAGATTATTATGTTTAGCCATGTCAAATAAATCCAATAACGTTCTGGCCCAGTTGTTGACATCTGCAGCAGGTGGTACAGTTTGTCCTGGTTGTGTGGCAATGTATCCAGGCCTGACAATAGTAATAGATATGCCAAGGCGTTGATGGCGTAGTTGTTTGACCATTTCCTCTAAGGTAACTTTTTGTTGATGATAAGATAGCATATCTAATCCTGGCAACACACTAATAGGATCTTGCGTCATCATGGTACTAACAACAATAATGTGTTTTTTAGTACCTTGCCACCGCTGAGCCATTTCAAATAACAATTCAGTTTGTGCGTACCCGGCTTGAGCATTATTAACAAACACATCACAAGGTTCAATTTGATCACAAATTTTAGGCGTGTTGCGTATGTTATTGCCGTTGCGGCGACTAAGTCCTATAATTTCATGTCCGTCAAGTGTGTATTCATTGGCCAGGGCTTGGCCAATGCCAGCGGTGTGTCCAGTAATTGCTATTTTCACTCAATACCCCTCAATTGTTTCTGTTTGCTTATATATGTTTGACGAGCGACCAGGTCGGTGTTATCTACACTCAATTCATACGGCTGTTTTAAATAAGCATAACTGTGATCAATGCTGTGCTCTTGAGCAAACTTTTGAATATTTGAAAGATCATCTACGTTTAATACACTAACTGTGGTCCATAAATTAAGTTTAACCGGCATAGTTTTATATGACATGAGATTACGATAAAACTCTTGCCACGGAATTGGCCAACGTACAAAATCATGTACTGGGCCGATGCCGTCACAACTAACTGTAACTGTAACTTCTATGCCACGTGTAGCAATCTCTGCCAGCTCGGTTAACACAGTACTACAATTTGTGTTGAGCCTAAGGGTTTTTAAATTTGGTGGTAGGTTGGCTAAAATTTTCTTGTAGTTTTTACTGTAGCCAGGTTCTCCGCCATTGATATCTAAATGAACAATACGATCTTGTGGTAGTTGCCAAAACTGTTCAAGATTGTTGACAATAGGAAACCCAGGACCTGTTAGACTGCCTATCCTACTGCTTAAATTTTCATTACATGTTTGACAGGCCGCATTACATAGGTTATCTAATACACCACCTACTTGTAGATAATTTTGTTGTTGAGTTTTATTGTCCAATTCTGTAGCGTAGACTCTTATACTGTTGGGTTCTGTTTCTTGGCAACGAACGCATTCACTAGGCCATTCGTTACGAGACATTTTTTCTTTTGTTTTTGCCAACCACATACTTGATTCCATATCAGCCAATGTATCGAATTGTGGTGCGTTGACCATATGTCCACAACGACTTACAGTTCCGTTAGGGTTAAAACGTACAAAATGATCTAGTCTAGGACAATGCATAAGTTGGATTTAAAATTTGTTGTGCATATCCGATTACATATGCGTATGCGGCCGGGTCGGTTGTTTTAATATGTTGCAATAATTGGGCAAATGTCATAGTCTGTCCAATGCAATCAAATATAACTGTGTCTATTCGGTGATACATTTCATTGTTTTTTATTAGTGAAATTTTTTCTATTAATTCTGCAGATACCGGAGAAACTCCTACTGGTTTTTTATTAAGTCCGGTTATTTCACTAATGGCATCCATTGGTAAAAAGTTTAATTTTGTGTTGATATCTAAATATCTTGCCAAATTTAACAACCACGAAAATTGTGAAGTGTAATGACGATTTAAAGACAAATAATTTAAAGCAAACCATTCTACTGTGAACGGATCAAGGTCAGGATTGTCTCTAAGAGTATGATGTATAAATGTATTAATTCCTGAAGGTAATCTATCTTCTGGGTTTCGTATAATAACGTCAATATTGTTTAGTTTTTGAATCTGTTGATTAATGAAAATTTGACGAGGATTTATTATTTTAAAATTATTAAAACTACTATGTCCATTTTTAAAAATAACATAGACATACCGCTGTGAGGGTATGACTTCTATTACCTCACAGCGGTCTGGAAACAAAATGCGATCTAAATACGACAACATTAATTAGGCTTTTTGACGGGCCCTAATCATTGCCAAGATGTCTTCGGCTTTTTGAGTTGCTGGTGCAGCCGCTACAGGAGCCGTTGCCACTGGTGGCTCTTCATCGTCAAAGTCACTTGATGTTGTTGATGTAGTAGTTCCTGTTGCCGCAAACCCACTGGTTTGTGCAGGAGCACTTTCGGTTACTGGTGCTGATCCACCTGCTGGAGCATTAACACCTGCTGGGCGGAAATACTGACCCCAACGTTCTGTGTCATAGCTTTGACCATCAACTGACGCTTCAAACATTTCTTTGATTACTTTCAACTCAACGTCAGTTGGTTTCTTTGGTAAGAATGTTGAAAGATCAAACAATCCGTGTTCAGCAATGGCTGCTTGTTCAGCTTCTGTGAGTGCTGTTTCTTTACGTGCCCACTTTGATCCTGAGTAGTCAGCAAAGCCGCCTTTACTACCTTTAGTGATACGGAAGTCCAAGCCACGCATCAAGTCTGTTGGCAATTCTTCCAACTCTGGATCCATCAATGCGGACTTGATAGTTGTAAAGATCTGAGGACCAATAATAAAACGACGAATTGGGTTAGCTGGAGCCTTGTCATCGGCAAGAGGATTCTCACGAACAAAGCCTTGGAAAATATAACTACGCTTTTTCCAATACTTACGACCCATTTCTTCTAGACTCTTGTCCTTGAACCAAGTGCGAACTTCTGTCAACACTGGGCAAGTCTCTTGCCACATTTCTACGCAAGGAACCTGAACATATACTTGTTTTGATTCCATCTCACCTTTGACGCCGTTAAATGGTAAACGGATCATAGCACGTTCTTGCCAAAAGAATGTGTTCTTTGAGTTACCGTCTGGGAGGAATCTGAGTGTTGCGGCTCCGCCTTCTTCCATATTCCAGTGTGGATAAATTGCATTATCACCACCTGTGGAGTTGCCGCCTTGTTGTTTACCTTCTGATTGTGCGAGTCTCGCACGGATTTCTGCTAATGATGCCATAATAAGTTGCCTTTCAAATTGTTTATGGTTGTTGCCTATCTAAATTTTAGATTACGTTGCCTGTGATACTAAAGAAAAAAGCGTATTCACTTGTGTAGTGTACACGCTTTATTTCTTAGCGTCAAGTATATTTATGACGCGGTTGTTCAGAATGTAGAATTACTTCTTCATTCCGGAGAGTTCTTTGAGTCTATCCAAAAAGCTCAAATCTTTACTAACTGGTTTCATTTTACCGCTATGTCCGTATTGTCCAGCTAACGGACTGGAATCGGCACCCCAGCACTCTTCCATGCCGTGTACCGCACAGTTTTCACCAGCTTCGGTCATGTTGCATGCGGCCTCTTCGTTGAATTCTAAATCATTGTCTTGGCCGCCTGGTACCAACGGAGCACGGTTGGTTGGTTCGGTAGGTTCAGCTGGTACGCCATCTAGGTCTTCGGGTGTTACACCAGGATTAGCATCATCTTTTAACAAATCTTTGTATTTGTTTTGGAATTCGCTTTTGGTCATGCCGTGTGCTTTGATAAATTGTACGTCATTCATAACCTTGCAATCTTGACGCATGATATCAATGTTTTTCATTTGGCCTTCGTCGGTCATTTCGGGGGCCATGCCAGCAAGTTCGCGGATTCTACTCTTTTCTTCGGCATAGTCGCCGTGCATAACACTTTCACGTTCTAAACTGTAGTCTTCTTCTGGATCGCTAGGACTATTCATGCCAGCACCAGGATGCCCTAAATCTTTAGCGAAACGATCAGCTACCCATTCGTGCGGATCACCGGAACGAGCTTTTTTAACACCGTATGGCATATCGTCATCGTAGTAGTCGTACAATGCATTATATAGGTCGTCACTTAATTCGTCAGTTTCTTCAAAGTCTCGAACATCACGTTTAAATGTATCCATGATATGTTGCAGTTTTGAACCGGTATCATCAGTTAATACACTTTCATTCATTGGCTCAAGATCAGCAGGGTTAGTTGGCTCGGCTGGATTCATTTCAGCAGTAGCGTCAATATTCAACTGTTCAATGACCTTACGTACATCTGGATCATCACTTAGTTCTTGCATACGATCAAGGATCACTTGACGTGCATCAGCATTGGCGTCACGTTCGGCTAGTTCTTCTAACTGATCAAACAGTTTATCGTCACCAATCAAATTGTACAATTGTTCTGTAACATTAGTAGCATCAGCACCCACTGGCAGATCTGTACTCAAGAGTTCAACCAATTCAGCTTGTTTCTCTGGTGTGTCTGGCGTTTGCCATGTTCCTTCTGTTAGGCGTTCTGCCCAGGCTTCAAATATGTTGGCTTCTTTCATTGCTGTTCCTTGTTGTTGTATTTTAGCCAGCAGGGGAAGTGCTGACTCAATTCTTGTGTCAATGCTTTGCTTGACAAAAAGACTTTTTAAACTTTCGATTACTACATCCTGTTCTGAGATTTCTGCAGGACTCCATGATTCAAAATATGTGGCATATCCAGTCTTAGTACCAAGTCCTTTAAGATTACGTTGTAAGTTTGCTTGATACTCTTGAACTTGTTCTACCAGCTGTTGTGTGTCGCCTTCAAAGATTTGTCCTTGATTAGCTCTACGGAAACGACTCAACACATTTAATTCTGTTACTATTTCTGCAATATGGTTACCACGTGCATCATATGGACGACCGCCTTGACGCACATGCTCTAACATAGCACGACCGGCAGTCAAGCTAGTAAATGGTAATTTGTAACGTTCACTGTCTGCAGTCTCAATAAACAAATTTTCAATGTAGCGGAAACGAGCATCGCCTTCGCCGATTGTTTTCTTGTGACGGATCATTAACCGTGCTTCTGTTGCGACACCGTTCCAGCTAGTGGTTCGATTTCCAGTCCAACTTTCAAACAGGCCTTCTTTGATAGCGGCTTGTCCTTGCATACTGTAACGCAGTCGATTGAGATTCTTAATTCCAAAACTGTAAAAATTACGCACCGCAAAGTTTTTAAGTTGTTCTAAGAAAGCAAACCAATTGTTCTTGTCGGCACCCTCCATGCTTTTGCCCACATTGTCAGCACAATATACATCTAGTTCATTATTGTCACTCAGCATGATTACCACTGTGCCGTAGTCTTTGCCACTTTCGGCACGGAAGTCAAAACTGAATATCTCTGCTTCTGCAGGATCTGGTGCTGGTTTGCCAGAACTGTCTAGCATTTCTGGGTCAAAATCTCTACTGACTAACAAGTCATAAAGTTGTCGTGCGGGTGTTTGCTGTGCCATAGTAATGTATTTAGTTAATATCTGGTGCTAATGAATGGCATGGGCGGTTGTACAACATCACCGTGATCCCGCATTTGATTGTCCATTTCCAAAGAAAATGACTGTAGCTGTTGCATCATACGCACAGCTAAAACTGTACTCATTACTAAATCGTCAGTTTCTCCGGGCTTGGCCGCAAATCCTACACCATGGGCTACAAAAGTTTTAAGCTCACTGACTAGACTGCTACTGCGTATTTTCATGCGTCCATTCTCAATCAAAGTTTTAAGTTTGTTACAGGCAGCAAGTTTGCTTTTTGGAGCAGTGTTGAATCCTTTGCGATATCTACGGTTTCCACCGCCACCGGGCTCGCTGAGGAAATATCCAGGAATATTTTCTTCTCCGTATTCAGCTATGCTGATCAGGGCGGCTTCACCAATGGTGTTGTTTTCAATACTGTAGTATATGTTTTCTGGCGAATTGGTTTTTTCATTTATGTGCCGACAAATATCAGCCAGTATACGAATTTGTTCGGGTATAGGTGTTCGATTATGACGCCACTCGCCGATTTGTTCTGTAGTGTTGGCTTCAAAAATTTGTATAGCAGCTGGATCGCCGCCAGTGCCTAAACTAGGGTCTAAGGATACCACATAAATTCTATCAGCTTTAGGATGTTGATACCAACGCACTTGGCCAGTTTTGTACATGGGCTCGTGCCCTTGCAGTTCTATCAGTTTGGCTGGAGCAATAAGTGTTTCGTCGTTGATAATAAATTCGCAACCCATCTCACGACGAAAACGATCATCGCCTAGTTGGGCTCGTTGTTCTGCAGCCCATTTTTCGTCACGGTCTGGATGTTCATTCCAATAACTACGATATGCTCTAAAGCCATTGATGCCTAACTCGGTAGGATTGCCATAGCTGTCCTCGCATTTGAGAGCACCTTTCCATAACAGGGCAAACTGATCTTCATCTGAGTTTGGAGTACTAGTAATAATTGCCTTACCACCAGTGGCCAAGGTAGGACTAATAGAAGTCCAGAATTCTTTGGCAATAGTGGGTCGAACAAATGCAAACTCGTCACAATACAGCAAAGATATACTCATACCACGACCGGTATTTTCTGTTGTTGTGGTTGAAACTATTCTACTACCGTTTTCAAAGTCCAAGTTACCTTTGTTGTAACTGGTAACTCCAGCACGTATATGGTCTGGGCACAGCTCATAGGCATAGCGAATACGTTGCATGATCTCCTGTGAGCCGGTGTACTTGTGTGCGGCAATAAGAATAGTGCTATCTGGGTGAAACATGGCCATCCACAGCAGGTAACCAGCGGCACTTGTTGACTTACCAGTCTGTCGCGGCATCATACTGATACTATAACGATAATTGTGGTAAGTGTTTATTAGACGTTTTTGATAGTCAAACGGATGATACAGCATCTTTCCTTTGGTAGGATGTTGTATATGAAAAAAGTGGTCCATAAAATATGCTGGACCTGTTACAGGATCAGCACAGGCCATAAACTCAGCTAACTGCTGGTCGGTCCAATGCTGGCGACGATAGGGTGCTTTAACTAATGTTGATGCGTCTTGTGCCACGCTAATTCCTTAATTGTTCTACAAGGCCTGGCCACAACTGTTCAAATGTTGTGGTTTTATTTAACTCTTTTTCTATCTGCGTATGCCATTCTATTGGCCCTACTTTAGGAGCTGTAAACGTATCATCTAACAATCTTTTGCGATACTGTAGCAAAATATTAAACGATCCAGGAGCATTAGCGTAGTTTTTGACTACATAGTCAATCTCAGCAATGGCAAGATCTCTTAACGGTTTAGGAAGTCGACAAACATCCAAGGACCAAGGATGAGTTACATCGCACCAAAAGATTTCTAAATTGTGTTGTTTACAAAATTCATAATATTCTTTTAAATCAAATGCACAATAAATTGAGTATGCTGGATGTGCCATTACTCGCTGTTGATCTTGTTGTAAAATTTTTACGTTGTCAACAAATTGTTCCCAGTTGGCTCCGTGCCTAACATATTCAAATTTTTGTTTATTACAATTATCAAAACTAATTTGCCATTCTACTGTGGGCCAGGTTTTTAATTCTTGATAAATTTTATTTTTGGTTAAATCAATACTGAGATTTGTGGTAACCATTACATTAACTTGGTTAGGGTCTAACTCATTGAGAAATTCCAACAGTCCAGGTTGTAAAAGTGGTTCGCCGCCGCCAAGACATAGGCCTTGCAGTTTTTTTCCTTGATTCCTGGCCAGCTTTATCAAACTGTCATGTTCATTTTTTATGTGTGTTATGGGAAGTTTTTTGGCCGCTTGCCAGGCGGTACTGGTTTGAGGATTACAATAGGTGCAGGTTAAATTACACAGGTTACTCCAGTTAATTGATACATGCTGAGGCTCAAACCAATCAAAATCATTGTTGATCTTGTCTAATGATTCTTGATTACACCGACGACGAGTTCTTGCACTGGTACCATCAATTGATTCAAAATGTTGACATCGTTGACAGTGCGGATGCCACTGCCCCTGAGCCATGGCCTGTTTGATTTCAATATGCATTGGTCCATTGAGTATTTTGTCAATGGGCTGAGATTTGATATTTCCTATAGGCCGGGTCATCATAAAACAACACGACGTGTTACCTTCTTGATCAATGTTTAGGCCTGTCCAAGGTGCAGAACAAAATGTGGGGTTATCAGTTATTTTAAATTGTGCCATACTGTAATTATGGCTGTTTTGGTTACGGACCTAAATTAAAACGCATACCAGTTGCTTGCTCTACTGTTGCCATAGGTACTTGATACTTAGGTAAATCTGCCACCGGCAGTGCGGTATTTGGCATCAAGTATGCTTGAACATTACGGCTGTTCTTTTCAATGATGATCTTGTATAGGCGTGTAGGAATTCCTAGACCATTGCCTGTTACAGGATGCCCTGGATCGTAGATGCCGCCTGAGATGATGTAGAAGTCTGTGCCCGGAGCTGTGGCCCACTGACGTTCCCAAGTTTCTAACTGTTTCCAAATGCCGCGATTGTTGTTGGCTACTTGTGCTACCATGTTGCTTAGGAAAAAACTCTCACTCATGATGGCATCGTTCTGTGTGTTGTTGCCAGCTGGAGCCATGTGTCCGCGGTCATGTGTGCGACCTACAGTGGCATAATCAGCTAGGTTAGCAGAGCAGTTAGGCGTTACAGCTGGATCTGGACGGAAGTTATCCTTGCGTTTAGCCGGACCAGTCATTGCGGCCATGGTCAAGTGTTCAAAAACTGCAACTGGAGCTTTGACACTACAGCGGTGGATCACAGCATAGTTGGTGTGGCAGATCTCTTGATCACCTGATTGAGCTTGATATTCGGGTGTGCCGTTGGCTGTGAACTGTGGGCATTGAGCGTTGATCTGTGCCAGAGCCGCAAGTGGAACAAAGAGTAATACTAATAATAACTTTTTCATCTTGGATAACCTTTGAAGCCTTTTACAGGACTGGTTGTGTCAGTGCTAGGAGGTTCCTCACTGCGACCTGTACCAATTAATTTTTTTCCATCTGGAGTGTTGGTCATTTGTAATGCTTGATCTATAATAGGATCTACTGTGTTGTTCATACCAGCTACCACAGCATGATTTCCAAACACTTCTTTTTTGTTCCAGGGCAATATATAAGGATTTAACTCATCTTTGACTGCATCGCTTCTAGCACGGGCCATTGCCACGCCAAATCTATAAATTTGATATGGTTGATCGGAACTTAATCCTGGAAGTATAAAAGTTTGGCGAAGTGGGTCACCTTGCTCGGGTGGCAACTTTTGTTCTTCAGTAATAAACTCTCTAGCTCTCATCTAGGATATCCTTTGAATCCCTTTACAGGACTAGACTTGTTGGTTGATTCAAGTTCTTTACTTTCCAAATCACCGTGATTTAAATCGTGTGTTTCGCTGCCAACAGCTTTGAAGGCCTGTTTCAGCATTTTTTGTTCTTCTTTGGTGTATGGGCTAGCAGTATTATATTTTCCAACCCAGCTAGCCTGATCCATGTCAATTGGTGCGTCAGTGCCATCAGCACAGGCCACTGCCATCATGACTCGATTGAGTTCATAAGCACGATCGTAACCACCCGGGTCACGAAATTTGTGCAGCCCAACTGTGGGCTGTTGCTGACGCTTGGTGAGTTTGCCTTCTTGCTTTTCAGCAAGAAATTCTCGAGCTCGCACAACTATCCGCCAATCACACCGGATTGTGCTGAACTTTGTGTGCCCAGGGCGCGGACCGTAAAGTTGGTTCCGGTCATGATCAAATAGTTGCCGGCACCTACATAGATGTCTTTTATGGTTCCGTTAGGCACCGATACCGCATTGGCATATAGATTACCCACAGCATTGGCTGTACCCAAGGCAGTAGCAAATATCTGATAAGTCACATTGTTACTTTCAGAATTGATTTCAGCTTTATCTGTGGTCCATAATACATTACCTGCTGTGTCCTTGATTACTTGAGTAGCCATTTTAATTAACCTTTATAATTTTTCCAGGTCTTGAACAGACTGCGTTCAAGTTCAACTGATTCTTCCATTGATACTTGACGACGCAGTTGACTGGCCACAACCGGAATGGTTGTTTGTCCGGTACTCTTGGGACCGTTTAGGCCACCTGAATATTGTAGTGCATCATCACTTGTTTCTGTATTGGTTGGATAGTCAGGACTATTTTCATCCAACTCTTCTTCGCAACCGCAATCAGCACTGCCACAAGCTGAACATACTTGTTGTTTCTGTCCGTTGCCTAGGCCAGCCATTTTTAACAAGTCTGCTAGGGCTTCCGCATCTTGCTCAGTAGCGTTTACGCTGATAGATTTTTTACCTTGCTCATCAACACTGATGTTTATGCTCATGCCTTCGGTGATCATTGATTCAACTCGGTTGTTGAATCCTTCGTATACACCTTTGCCAAACTGCATGCCTTTGCTGGCTTTAGAAGCGGCTGGTGCAGTGGCTACACTTCCTGACACTGTTGTTTCGTCAACTTTTTCTTCTTTTTCTTTGGCCGCTTTTTTCATTGGCTCGGATTTGTTGCCGTCCTTATCTAGATCTAAGAAGTCTGGTTTGCCACCTTCTTTTACTTTGTTAGGCAGGCCTTTTTCTTTGGTTGCAGCAAATTTGTGTAGCTCACCTTGAGGCATTTTGGCCATTTCTTTGCTGGCTCCACGTAACCGGCTCTTAGGAATTTCGCCCTTCTGTGCCGCATGTGCAATACCGGCTGCTTTGCGTTGAGCTTGGCTTACTGCTTTTTCTGCCATGGGTTCCATGTGTTGTTCTGCATCACGTTCGTGTGTACTGATAATATAATCTGTAACACTGGTCATCATGCCTTTGATCTGGCCAATCTTTTCTTGTACCCACTCTGGCAGGTTCTCATTCTGACGCAAGCAGTTTTCTAATTCTCTAGCATGACGCATGATAGTGTGCAATGAGTCTTTGGCCATGCCAGCTTCGTCATCATACTCGCCACGATCGGTTATGGGCATGCCATCTTCTTTGACCTTGTCCTTCATCACTCGCTTGCCGTTGACCATCTTGTATTTGTAACTGCCCTTGGTAACATGCTCGTCACCTTTTGGTTTGGTAGATTTTGGACGTCCTTTACGCTTTGGCTCATCGCTTTTAACTTCGTCGTCCTTGTCAATGTCTGTGTCCGTTGCCTTGCGAGTGTAACGCTTGCTGTAGCCGGTGTCTTGAACATCATAACGATCATGTGTCTCTGCTTCTTTTTCTTTGCGAAGCTTGTCCATGTGCTCTTTGTCAAAAGCTGTTCCTTTACTACGTGGCTCTTTTTTCTTCTCGCCGAGACCAACCATGTCAGCTTCTTTGACCGGATAAATTTTGCTGCCTACACGAACAGTTTCACCCTTTTGGACACCATCCGCTTTGGCCTTACGCACTGCATTGCCAAACGCATTGCCTTCCTCAAAGTCAGCTTCGTCCATCTTATCATAGCGATTGCGGATCTGGTTCATCTTGTCCTTGCCAGCATGATCGCGACCAGCTTTTTGCAGGGCTTTCATGCCTTCTGGACCATATTTCTTTTTGCCAAGATAAGCCTGTAAAGCTGACTCTTCCATGCTGTCGCACTTGCATGGTGAGCAATCGCAGGATGGGCAATGGCCTTCTTCAAGACTACTAGTATCTGTAAATTCTTTACCGCCTACTTTGAACTTGCCACCTTTTGGTGTTTTAGCCAATGCACCAGTAAATGCATTACCTTCTTCCATATCGCCTTCTTCAACTTGCCCTTTGGCTCGCATTTTTGCCAATTGTGCACCAGCAATACGAGCACCTTTTTCGCCACCACCAACTTTTTTAGCCAAGGCTTTGAATCCTGTTGTAGCATTGTTATGCTTGCCTAGATCACGCTCGTTGAGTGCTTGAGCTAATTTACTTTTAGGAGCAACAGCTTTGGCTTCTTCTGTAATTTGTTTAGCGTCTTGCTTACTGGCCAACTGGGCCAATCTTTTGTTTAGGTCGTAAAAAAATGTCATCGTGTTATCCTCTTGGGTTAGCACCAGTGGCTGGGCGTGGTGGGCGTTTTACTTTGGTCATTGGGCTGGTATTGCCCATTGGCAAATCATTTGTGGTTTTAGCAGGAGGTGTCTTTCCACCAGCAACTGTGAATTCACTACGGTATGTGTTCTTGAGAACTGCGTGTTGATCATAGGGTGCAGAGTAATCAGCACTCAAGGCCTTTTGTTCTGCGGTATCAGCAGGATAATCCGTATCCAACAAGTCTTTGTTCTGTGAGTCTAACCGCTCACGCTCACTGTCCATGCCATCTTCGTATGGTGTAGTCAACATGATAATTCTGTTGGGATCCAAGAATAACAGTTGAGCAATTTGTTTGATCTGTGGCTCAATAGCTGGGTAGCGGAACTCCACATCCATGCTGGTCACTGAATCGTTGCTGTGCTTGGGAAAGTCAGCTGGTTTGAGTTGAACCGGTGTAGACTTTGGTTTGCCAATTTTGACTGGGTCAAACTGTGCGAGCTTTTCTTCCAAAGCCTTGACAAAATCAGGCGCAACATCACCTACAATTTTGATGCGATAATTGTAGGTTCTTTGGCTTTCGGCCAGGTATTCTTGAAATTTTTTCATATTTGTATCCCTATCTAATATTTATGCGGATTCATCTTTTTGGTCTCTTGACGTCATCAAGCGTTCCAATAAATCGTTGCGGCTTAGCACTTGTCCGTGTGCTGTTTCAGGCTGATCAACTGTTGAATTTTTAACAGCGTCTTGGTCTAGCTTTAACTTTTTCATTTGTAAATCAACCATTTTTAACTTCTTGTTGAGCTTGGCAGTTTTGGCTGTAATAGCATGCCCTAGCATTGTGCCAGCAACATTAAATATTTCACTGGCATATCTACTGTCAACTTGCATGCCCAAATCCATAAGATTGTCATAGCTTTCTTTGGCCATGTTGGCTAGATCATCCAGTTCACGATCACCGGTTTCAAGATCACGCACTGTGGGCAAGGCCGCATCTATTTTGTCTATGGTTGCATCTATTTCGGCTAGCTGAGCACGGGTCGACTCAGTGGCAGGAGGAGCGGAATCAGTGGGCTCGCTTTTGCTGCCACTGGGCGGAAAGTCAAAAAGCTCTTCTAATTTCCTAGTAATTTTGATTCTCCTTTAAACAAGCTTCAAACTCAGCTCTGTGTAGTAATAGAAGCCCGGTGGGTTGTTGCGTTTAGTAAACATAGTGTATTTACTTATTGCTTGTTGCCACTTTGCCTAAAGATCATGTCTTCGTTGATAACTCTAAATGTAAGTCCGTTGCGTCGAGCCCATTTGGTGGCACTATCCCACTTGGCGTAGTTTAAAGCAACAATAGCACGATCGCGATCTGTGGCTTTGCTTTCAAGTAGACTTTGTTTTTTGGGTTTGATTTCAATTAATTCAGCAACTGTAGTATTATTACGCCCTTTGTACGTTACTAAAAAATCAGGAATGTACACACTTTGTTTGCCGGTTAGCGGATTACGATACGGTATGCTGATGCTTTCTGACGCCCACTGTAGGACATTGTCGTTACTGTCTAAAAACATCATGAACGTGAGTTCCCACCCACTGCGATATCTAGGTGTGCCTTTGCCCACATACTTGCCGGGATTTCTTACTAGGTAATTGCCTTGACGGAAGTTGGGCATGATCAGGCCCTGACGTTTCTGGCCACGTAAAAATTAGGCTGAGTAGCTTGATTGAGTCCCAGCAGAGTGGTTTTACTGCGTTGGCCATTTAGATAGTAGGCCAGAGTCAATGTCAACTCAGGTTGACTTTGACCTTGAATTTCTTGTAGCAAGGTCATGACTGGAATATCGCTTGTCTGTGCGATTCTAAATAGTGTAACTGTGAAATTGCCTGCGGCTTCTTTGGTGCCAAACACCGAAGCCAGATAACTATACACCGCATCATATTCTAGCTGTGGAACATTGGCTGCATAAGTGTAAAATTCATCAAAGATTTTTACAGTTTGATCAGTGGCTGGATTAGGGTAATTGACTGTGCCCACAAATTACACCTTGGGACCATTGGGGAAGAATGTGCCATTGCCTTTATTAATGGCTTGACGCATGGCTCCAGGCAATGATGCCTGTAGGATTTGTTTGCTGGCTTGTTTTGCCTCTTGATTGGCGATACTGGCAATGTCTTTGCCTTTGAATGTGTTGTAGGCAGTGCCGGCCTTTTGCACAGCACCAATAACATTTTGTAAGCCACCACGGCCAGTGGCCAAGGCATTGAGATCTTCCAAGGTACCGATACCAGCATCAACCAGTCCGCCTTGTCCAAATACACTTGCGGTAGCTCCTGGGCGGGCCAATGCACTCTTGACTGTGTCGTAGTGATCTGGATCGCCAAAGCCAACCACGGTACTGCTTGGAGTTTCGCCGCCAACAGCACCAGAATAATATTTGACTGTTTCGTATTTGATGCCCACAGTATGTGTCATAACACCAGCACCTTGACTGTAATCATAGGTATCGTGTGCCCAACTTTCAATCATGGGATTGATCAACACATAACTGGCAAATTTCTTTTGACTGAGACCATAAATTTTGATGTCTCTAAAGAACGGCGGCTTGTCTTGATTTTGGCCTGTGAACGCACTGCTGTCTTGGTAACTGCCTTCACCAATATAGCCCCAGTCGTTGACTTGTCGACTGTTGCTGTAAGTGTCGCGAGTGTTGTAGCCAAATCCATTTTGTAAGGTTTGTAGATTGCCAATACTGCCGTTGATGGCCGCAGTATTTTCATAATTTTGTGTGGGATCTTTGTAGTAGTAACTGTAGTAGTTGTACCACATGTTGCGAATCAAGTCGCCTTGATCATCGTTAAAAACAACCTGTATGGGATTATAATTTATTTTGGTTTGAACCAGACGCTTTCTGTTGTACTGATTCATTGTGGCCACTTCAATTTGATAACTGGGCAACTGCACAGTCTTGACCATCATGCCCACAGTGGCTATGTCGCCATTGCCAAACACATTGGCCAGGGCCGGAATCTGACCAGTGTTTATGTTAAAGAAAACATGGAATAGGAACTTTTGACGTGGAGCTAATTCATAGCCGTTGGTTCGAAAAGTTTTGGAAGCGTGACTATAGTCTTTAAGACCATTGGCTCCAAAGAATCCTTGAAGGAAATCTTCGCCGAAATACCCCATGGCGTTTAGCCTCCGCCGGTT